ACGTCCGTTAGAACGGAAGAGGCGGTGCGGAACATGGAACGTGAGTTGACGATTGTGCGAGAGAATCTTCACGAGTATAAGGACCATCAAAATACTCGTATTGACACTCTCGAAGCGCAAGTTAACAGAAATTCTGTTATTCTGCGAATCGGTATGACGGTCGCAGGCACCCTCCTTTCTGGTGTCTACGCTAAACTTCTCGGTATAATTCACTTCTAATGAGCATTGAAATCGACGCCGACCTTTCGTTCTCGGCAAGCGCGTCTCGGCCCGGCGAGTTCTTCTCGGACTTACAGCCCGACGGCTTCAACGAGTACGGGGTCCGCAAGAACCTGAACGACGATGGCGACTTGCTTTCGATTGACGTTATCTATCGGGCGATGGAGCCGGGTAAGAGAAAGAACGTCCGAATCACACCGGATTTTCTTGGTCGTGTTGCGGGGAACTTCTCGCAGAAGATTCCGTTTCAGTTCGACCACTCGAACAGTCAACGGGCGAACATTGGGACTATCCAGCGCGTGTGGGCGAACGACGCTCTGTGGCTGATGGGGAATATCCCGAACACGGGTTCGCAGATTCGGGCGGATACGATTGCTGACTTTACCTACGACCCTCCGGCGATTACAGATGGGTCGGTTGGGTTCGGTCATGACTACGAGGTGGAGTTCAACGAGGACACCGACGAGTACGTGTTTGTAAACGCGACTCTTCGGGAGTTTTCTGCGACTCCTTTCCCGGCAGGGTACGACAACGGTGGTTTGTCGGCGGCCTTCTGCCAAGCGGCGCGTGAACACGGGCTCTTTGTCGATGAAGCCAAAACTTCCCCGGCAGAGACGGGGGCCGGTGTTCGCTTCAGTCACGCTCTGATTCGTGACTTCGACTAACTTTTAAATCTAATCTAACATGAAGAAGATTGAACTCTCTACTCCCGTCGAGGAGATGGAACTTGATGACCTCCGCACGACCTTTTCGGAGGTTCTTGAGGCACACAATGAGAACATCGAGCAGTACAGCGACCTGAAGGAGTCTCTGGAGTCGAAGGACTCTGAGATTGAGGCGCTTCAGGCCGACCTGGACACCTCGAAGTCGTACTTTGCTGACCGCGCTCAGGAGTACACGAACCTCTCTGCGGAAATGCTGGCCGACCGCTTCTCGCTGACCGAACTCGTTGAGCTTGCTGACGCCTCTGATGAGGCTGAGGCCGAGTTCTCTGAGGAAGAGGTCGGTGCTGAGGCCCCCGTCGAAGGGGAGGAAGAAGGAGACGAAGGAGCCGCCGACGAGGGTGTCTCGCTGTTCGCAGACAAGCCCTCGAAGGTTCCCGAGTTCTCCGAGGACGACATTACGGCTCGACAGGAGGCCGTTCGCTCTCGTCTCAGCCACATTGGGGGCCTGACCCTCGACTGAGGCTATCGCGCGAAATTCTATCCTAATTCTACTTTACAATGGTTTCTGCTCGCATTGCGACTGGTGCTGAACAGCCTATCAACCGCCACGCCGCCGTTGCCGCGTCGAAGTTCTCCGAGGGCGACCTCGTTGGCTACGACGCGACCGGCAAGCTCGTTCCCGCTGACGCTGACGCCGCCTCTCAGGTTATGGCCGTCGGTGTCGCCTTCGCGCCTGTTCACGACTTGGCCGACTATTCGGACGAGTCGGTGAAGCTCACGGTCGAACAGAACCGGGCGCTCATCAACCGCGAACGTATCTCGTACGCTGTTTTCGGTGTCGAGGTCGAGAACGGCGACGACGATTGGGACTTCACTCCTGGCGCTCCGGTCTACCTCGCTTCTGGTGGTGGCTACACCCAGACCGCGCCCGCGACTGCTGGCGACCTCGTTCAGATGGTCGGTGTCGCGCTGACGCCTGAGCGTATCATGGTTCAGGTTGTCCCGTCTGCGACGACGGCCTGATTCTTCGGTCTGACTGACTGACGACTAACTTCTCTCTAATCTAACATTTCAATGGCTTTCAATCGAGAAATCACGACTAAGGACGACTACCCGCTCTCCCACCTTCTGCTCGACGCGGTTACGGAACTGGATTTCTTCAACCAGGCTCCCCGCGTTGTCCGCGACCTGCTCGGCGTCACGGTTGACGAGACGATGTTCCGTGCGTACACGGGCGACATGACGTGGGAAGAACTCGCTGAGGGTGAACACCCGCGTACCGGCACGATGGACTCCCGCGAAATGACCTTCGCGGTCAAGACGTACGGGAAGTCCCTCGGCTACACCCAGGAGTTCATCGAGGACAACGGGCGCGACATGATTCAGCGCCACTTCACGAAGATGGTCGAGGGTGCGCTGGATAAGGAACACGAGGTTGTCTTCGACGTTGTTCGCAACGGATGGGCGGACGGCTCGCAACTCTGGTTCGACGTTCCCGACCACGGGGCGTACACCTTCTCGCGGACCCACGACCACACGTTCGCGGATACCCAGGAACTCTTCGAGGCGGACGGCGACACGGACACTGGCGCTCACACCCGCGTCGAACACATCCGCGAGGCGTCGAAGGAGATTCGCCACCACGGTATGCGCCCGAACGTGGCCCTCATGAGCCAGGAGTTCGCGTCCGAGGTTATCGGTGAACTCACCTGGGACAACTCGTTCGTTATCCCACAGTTCGAGGACCTGCGCTCGGTTGCGCTCCCCGACGCGACCGTCACTATCGACGGTGTGTCGTACCTCCAGACGGCGTACCTCCAGGGCGACGAGGTTCACGTCATTGCGGCTGACGAGAAGCCTCTGGCGTTCCACGTCCGCCGCCCGGTCACGCTGACCCAGGGCGCGAACGGTGCGCCTGTCGGTGACCCTGGACAGCTCATCGGCGCGTACGGCTCGGCTCGCTACGGTGCGGCTATCACGAACCCGCTCGCGGGTGTGAAGTTCACGGCTGACAACATCGCCTGAGCCTGCCGATGGATTCGAGTTCTGATTTAGTCGCCCGCGTGCGACGGGAACTCGGACTCACCTCGAACTCAGAGCCGACGAACGATGTATTGTTCGAGCGGCTTGATTACGTCACGGAGTCCCTGGACGAGTACCTTCGAGAGAACGGCGTCCGGTTGGTAGAAGGAGAAGAACCCGCCGAATACTCGGTGGCTCGTTCTTCGTACTACCGGCTGTCGGTCGCGGTCTTGGTGGACCCCCGGCTGTCGCGCCTTCCACGGAGGTACTTCCCGGTGTCTCGTGCTATCAGAGAATCGTATCCGAATCGTGACTACACGTATTGGCGCGATTCGATGAAGCAGAACCTCTCTTTCCTCATTTCCCGATATGGCTAATACTGAACACGAACTCGCAGAAGAGGTAATCCAGCACACGGGAGTAGCACTTTCGGTCGATGATGTGCTGTCGTTCCTCTCTCGGGGCAAGCGACAGATTCGGCTTGATTCGGGAGTCTCGAACATCGACTACTGGAGTGACCCGTACGCCGAGGACGCACTGTTTTGGCTGACGTGTATCTTCGTCGTCGGTGAGCTTACAAGTGGGTCCGGTGGGTTCAGTATCGGTGAGTTGGAGGTGTCGGCGTCTTCTTCTCAGACTTCGCCTCTTGAACGCTGGTACGCGAGATACGATTCTCGGCTTGCTCAAATTGGGGACTCGACTCGTGGCTTCGTTGTTTCGTCCTCGAACCGTGCTGACCGGCAGTACAAGTTTGACGCTCCGCTGGAGGACTTATGAGCGGGTTCAATCTGTATCGCGCTCAGGCTGAGGCTGTTATTCAGCAGGCTGGTGAGCGAGTTCAGGTTGAACGAGACGAAGGCGGCGGCGTGGACAGATTCGGTTCTCACACGCCGACGTGGTTGCCTATCGGTAATGAGGCGGCGGTCTTCTATTACCAGAAGACTCGGGGCCGAGAGTCGAGTAACGTTTCGGGCGGGTGGACTCGCTCGGAGGAAGCTCGGCTCATGTTTCGTCGGGCGTCTATCATCGAGGAAGACGACCGGGTGACTATCCCTTCGACGGGCCGGACGTATCGTGTTGACGCGATTCAGCCGTACCCGACTCACAAAGAAGCGACTCTGATTGCGCTCTCGGACCATGAGTGAAATCGAGATTCACGTCGAGAACGTTTCTGAGAACGTCGGTGAGGAAATCAAGGAGCGTATTGATAGGTCGGTTCGTGAGGCGGCTGATAAGATTGCTCGCGGCATGAAGGATTCGGCGGAGGACAAAATCGTTCGCAGGCGAGCGGTGTTTTCTGGAGAGTTGCGTAATTCGTTCAGGGACTCGTGGGGTCCGCGAGTGTACGGTTACGAAATCGAGCTTCAGAATATCGCGGACCATGCGTCTTTCGTGGACAAAGGGGTTCGCGGGACTCGTTCTGGTACGGGGCCACACGCTTACACGACGGAACGTCCCCCGCTTAAGGCGCTGATTCCGTGGGTCGAAGCCAAGTTGCGTAACTGGACGATTCTGGAACTCGGTGACGGCGAACGGGAACTTGTACCAAAGAGGTGATTGATGGACGATTTAGACTTAGCCAAATACGACCCTGAGACGCTTGCGAAGGCGAAATACGTTCAGGACAAAATTTTCGAGCGCGGCCTGAAGCCTGTTCGGTTCATGCGGACTGCGGCGTGGTATGCCCGCCGTGAGGGACCACGGCTCATTGCTCGGGAGATTCGGAGGGAGTTCAATTGAGAGACGATGTAGCAGTGACGACGATTCTCGATTTCCTCAGAACGCTGACCGAGTTGCCTGTCGTGTTGGCCTCTCAAGAATCTGAGGTGACCGTTCCGGGGGTGATACTGGAGGATATTCAGGTCACTACTCGTCCAGAAATGCACGGTGTGAAGTCGTTTGCTGGTGAGTCAGTAGACGAGTTTGGAACGGCTACTGGCTCTGAACACCACTTCTACCGGGAGTTTTTAGCTGACTTGGTTGTCCGCTCGGAAGACCTGGGCGAAGCGTACGACACACACGCCGCGTTCTTCTCGGGGTTCGTCCCTCATGTAGACGACCCCCGGTCACTGCACGAGGATTACTGTCAGATGGAACTCGGCTCGGCTACACCTCGGAGTGTTCCGTTTCGAGAACCGGATTGGCACGAGGTAGGACGCCCGCTTTCGTTTGTCTACATCCTGCGTGAGATTGTAGACGAAGACGCTCTCGAACAAATCGAGACTGTCGTTGACCCGGATTTCACGCTCGAATTTACACTCTAACTTCTAAATGACGACTATTGGAAACGACGCTCTTCCTGGTGTTACCACGCGCCAGGAGAGCAACAGTTCGGTTGTAACGAACGTCTCCGCCCCGAACGACATTGGCCTTATCGGACAGGCTGACCTCGTGAACGGAACCGCGACCGCGAACACGCTCTACCGCGTGACCACAGAACCGCAGGCCCGGCGTCTCTTCGGTACTTCGGAACTTGCTGACGCTGTGACCCGCGCCCTTCAGAACGGAGCGTACCCGGTCCACGCAGTCGCCCCCGAGGTGAAGGGCGCTACTGACGACCTGACTTCTCAGGCGACCGTCTCGGGGACACTCTCTGAGGCTCCTGTCTCGGAGGTCGCGTCGGACGCAGTGTTCACCATTGACAGCGAGACGAAGACGACGATTCTGACCCGTGACGACCTTTCGGGTATTAGCCCGGCGTCCGGCGAAGT